TCCGCTGCCCAGGCGGCGAAGGCGGTCTCGATCAGATCGTTGGCTTCGGCGTCCTCGGTGAGCAGTTGCAGACGCGGGCCGGTGCCGACGCAGTCGTTGGCCAGCGTGAGCACGATGCCCCGCGCGTAGCTGTTGTTGGCGACCTCGTACCGGCTGCGGTTGCGAAGCGTCTGTCGCACGTCGGGCGACGCGGCCGCGTCGGCGGAGAGGCCGTCGGCATTGGCCCAGTGCCGTACGTTGTCGGCGTTGGTCGCCGCCGCGTCGTACTTGGCCCGAATGACTCGGGTGAAAGAACGGGCCTTGCGAGTTGTCTTGTTGCCGAATGGCCACATCACGCTGCCCCCGGAGGAGAGAGTTTGACCAGCTTGACGCCCAGGCCCTTGCCTGAAATCGCCTGTTTGCTGGCCAGGTGCTTGTCGGCCGCGATCTGCTCAGCCAGCGAGTGCTGCTCGATGCTGCCCGAATCGCCAGTCGCCTTCTTCGGCCCGGCGGCGTTGTCGCGGATCGCGTTGTCGAGGTTCTCAGCCACGTAAGTCTCCGATGGCGAGCCGTGCAGGGTCGCCTTCAGTTACTTACCCCGTGGAATCGAGAACTGGCGGTGAGTCAGAGATGAATCAGCAGATTGTTACGCATGTAGAACATGACGGCGGCGATTGAGGCTACCGAGCCATCGCGGTGGTCTGCTCATAGGTCGTCACGCGCCGCCCGCAATGCCTGCACATGCGGCGGCGCAGCAAGCGGCCACCCCAGGCACGCCGGGTGTAGAGCACACGAAAGTGCATGCATCCGCAGTCGGGGCATTCCAGACCGCGCTTGGACGCGGGCTCCCTGTTGTTGGCTGGCTTGACCATCTACCGCCTGCTCCTTTGCAGTTCAGACAACCGCATACGCTGCCGAACCGGCGCGGTCTTGACGTCCGTGCCCGGCAACACCGCGCCCTGGATCGAGGCGGCCACAGCACAACCGACCAGACAGTCGAACCAGTGGTTGTCTGGGCTACCTGCGCGAATCTTCCACTCATCCACCACGCGACCCCGGGCTTCGGTTTTCACGCGGTATTCCGCCGTGAGATGCTCAGCCAGAAGTTGATGCTCGGCGGGTTTTCGACCGAACAATGACAGGCTGCCGGGATCACCCATCGCAACAGCCAGGCGTGCATGAACAAAACTCTTCCAGTAGTTGGTGTCGATCACGACATGCCTCACCTGGCGGCGGCCCTGCACGTTCGGGATGCGCCAGTGGTGCCCGACCCGTTCACCGGTCTTGCGCTTGTACTCGCTGAACGGGATGCTGGACGCCCCGACATACCGCCCGTGACTGGGCATGATCAATCCAGCGTGGGCGCTCTGGCGGCAGAACTGGTAGACCACGTCGGTGGACTGGCCCCAGTTGGCGTCGATCAGGCACCGCTCGATTCGCATCTCGGCCCCGTCGTCACGCCGCCAGCGCCGGGTGAGATATTCGCCCGTGAGTTTCTCCAGGCCGGCGTAGATCGCACCCTCCAGTCCCGCACCAGGAGCCACGCGAGTGAGCGTCTTCTGCGCTTCGCGCAGGGTGAAGATGGGACGCCGCTGGTCGGGATATGTGCCGTAATCGACAACGTAGCCCGTGAAGTCGTCCTCCCAGGCGACCACCGCGTGAAAAAGCAGCTTGGCCTGCACGTCGATGAACATCGTCAGGTGACTGGCCCCCAGCGGGATGATGCCCCGGGGATGGCCGTTGGTCTTGGCGGCAATCGCCTCGGCGGTGAGCTGATCGGAATCGCCCTCGTCCTGAGGCAAGGGTTCGTTCTGGTACTCAGCCCAGAAGGCCCGTTCGTCCTGCAAACGCAGGTTCATCGCGTGCTGGATCGCGGACAGCTCATCGGCGTTGTACCGCTCGGGCCAGGCAATCACCGCGCCCGCATCCATCTCTTTTTGGTGCTGGCGGTAGAACTCCGTGGCCTCACGGCCGTCGCCGTCATTGCGGAAGCTGTCGGCGCGAATCTGGGCGTATTTGTCCCAGAGCTTCTCGTTGGTCGGGAAGGCATAGACCAGCTTGGTGCGCTCGCCTTGCCAGGCCGGGTGCTTGTCGCGGTCGAGAATCTGGTCGGCCATGTCGCCGGGGCGGATGACCGTGCAGGGCATGATGCCACTGATTTTCTGTCCCGGTCCGGCCAGGTTGAGGATCGCGCCGTTGAGCGTCTCCAGACGGGCACGGACCTGCTGGTCGCTGCGTGCCGACTCGTCGGTCTGCGGATCGTCAAGCACCACCAATGACGGGCGCACCGCTCGGCCGTCGGCACGCTTGAACTTCATGCCGCGAATGCGGCTCTCGATGCCGGCCACGCGGATGATCGCGCCCGAGGCACGGCTGCCTTCGATGGTCGGCAGCACGATCTCGTCGGCGGTCCAGACGATGCGCGTTGGCTTGCCGTCATAGAGCTGGCCCTTGGCGCGGTTGTGAATGCGCTCCAGGGCGCGGATGGGATAAACGACCTCCGGATAGTCCTCCAGCAGGTGGTTGTTGGTCTCGAATTCGACCTTGATGCTTTCGAGCATGCTGCGGGCGTGTCCGGCGTCTGAGCCGATAAGGCAGACAAACTCCCGCGCCCCGGTGAGCATGGCCCAGATACAGGCCGTCTCGGCCAGCGTGGTCTTGCCGCTGCCGCGCGGCATGGCCATCGCAAAGAGTCCGCCGCGTAGCACGGCCGTCTCGATCTTGGCGATCACCTTCAGGTGATCCTGCGACCACGGCAGGCTGAAGGTCTCCGGGAAATACGTCTCACAGAAGAACCGAAAATCCATCGCCGCCCGCGCCTTGCGCTGCGGATTGACCACGGGCGGTATCTCGCCGATGTCGCGACCGATGGCCGACAGCTCGGCATTGCGGGCACGGGCCGCCTCCTTCATCGCCTCGTAATCGAGGGGCGGTTTGGATGGCTCGGGATTATGGCGCGACCAGACCAGCCACGCCGTGTAGCGCAGCAGGTCGACATGCTTCTCGTCGCCGATTCGATAGCCAGCCCGGTTGCGGTGCCGGCGCAGCTGCCGCTCGCTGATGCAGTAGCCCAGCGGCGTGGAGTTCAGCATCCGCGTGAGAATCGACGGCCGCAGTTGCCGAACGTCAATCGCCATGAGCCGCCTCCTTCGCCAGCCAGGCAGCGTAGTGGATCAGGTTCAGCGTGCCGTCCGCGTTGGCGGGTGCGCCCGCCTCGATGTCGGCGCGGACCATCGCCTCGGTGATCCGTCGGCTGCCGGCAGCGGCGAGGATTTTTGCCGCCTGGGCAGGCGTCAGGGCCGTAATTTTGGGCGTTTGGTCGGTCATATCTCTAGCCCCGTGGCCAGCTTACAAGAATCTCTAAGTTCTGTACCCATAAGGGGTTAATTGCCTTGATGTCCTGGCGAAAGCATGGCTGAATGTGGCTGTTGAAAAGAACGTAACGCCAAGAGCCACAAGGAGATAGCCATGCGGAAGCAGCGAACAACGCACGCGATACCCGACGGGACGCCGACCACCCAGCGCCCTTGGCACGACCTCAAACCCGGCGACGTGGTCTGGTTCGCCACCGGCTTCTACGAGGTCTTCGACGCCTGCCCGGTCAGCCAGGACAGCGTTCGGGTGAAGCTGATCGTCGATGGCCGCATCGAGAGCTACCGCGTCCGCGTGTGGCCGGAAAGCATGGCCACCTGCCGGATTTGAAACCGCAAACCCCAACCAAGGAGAACCGCCATGACAACCATCGACAGCACCCTCGCCCGGATCGCCAAGGAGCACATGCAGATCGAGACGCTCGAGACCCGCAAGCATGACGCCCTGGACTTCCACACCGTCGCGGTATGGGAGGCCAAAAGCGCCCTGCAGGCCGCCTACGACGCGGGTCGTGACGAGGCCCTCGGAGGCGCAGACGCCAAAGCGGCGTTGATTGACGCCCTCCGCGAAGATCTCTCGCCCGAGGCCGTCGCCACCATCGCCCACCGCCTGACGCCCACCCCCAAGAGTGGCCATCGTGAGCTGGACGCGGAGGTGACCTGGTTCGCCACGCTGCTGGCCGAAACCCTCGGCGGCTGGAATCAGCAGGAACGGATCGTCCAAGAACTCGGCTTGTAAGACCCCTACATGGGCCTGGCCAGCCCGAACTCGGCCAAAGGAGAACCTGCCATGAAGAACAGCGAAGTCCAGATCGGTGCAACATACCTGGTGAAGGTCGCCGACAACCTGGTCCCGGTGAAGCTCGTCCGCGAGCACCCCAGCGGCGGCTGGGAAGGCACGAGCGCCAAGACCGGCAAGACCATCCGCATCAAGAGCGCCCAGCGCTTGCGGAGGCGTCTGGCAGACGCGGCCCCCGGGGCGGCCAAGGTCCCGGAGGCAACCCAAGAGGCGAAGGCGGAAATCGGACGCGACACGGGCGAACGTGGCGCAAACGTCGGCCAACTGGACGGCGACGCGGTCGCTATCGGCAAGGCCATGAGCCTGCTGGACGCCGCCGCCCACATCCTGTCCTTGGGTGCCGGCAACCCGATGCGCTGCAAGGACATTGTCGACCTGGCGGTGAAGCGCCAGCTCTGGACACCCCGCAAGGGCAAGACGCCCGCCAGCACGCTGTACGCCGCGATCCTCCGCGAGATCAGCACCAAGGGGACGGATAGCCGGTTCGTGAAGACCGAGCGCGGCAGGTTCGCCCTCAAGGACAGCCAGTACATCCGCGAGCAGGCCGCCAAGGCTGCCCACGCATAAGCGGTCGCTCATCCTATCCCCTCCAAAACAGCCCCGGCCTCGGCCGGGGTTGTCTCAGTCGTGGCCAACCGCTCAGCCTTCTTGCCGGTGAACTCTTCCCATCGCTTAACGATCACGTCGCAGTAGAGCGGGTCGAGCTCCATGAGGTACGCCCGCCTGCCGGTCTGCTCACAGCCGATGAGCGTTGAGCCGCTACCGCCGAAGAGGTCCAGCACGTTTTGGCCCGGCAGCGACGAATACTGGATGGCGCGCACCGCCAACTCGACCGGCTTCTCGGTCAGGTGGACCATGTTCTGCGGGTTGACCTTCTTGACGTGCCAGAGGTCGGTGACGTTGTTCGGGCCGTAGAAGTTGTGGCCCGCGCCTTCCTTCCACCCGTAGAAACAGATCTCGAACGCGCCCATGAAATCCTTGCGGGTCAACACGGGATGCTGCTTGTCCCAGACGATGCCTTGGCTGAAATACAACCCGGCCTTCTCAAGCGGCTTGGGGTAATTGCCCAGGTTGGCGTACCCGCCCCAGATGTAAAACGAGCCGCCGGGTTTGAGCACGCGCGAGGCATTGGAGAACCACGCCAGCAGCATTTGATCGAACGCCTCATCGCTGACGAAGTCGTTCTCCAGCGGGCGGTCCTTGGCCCGCATCTTTCGGGTCGTTGGTTTGGACTTGCTTTTGTCACGGGCCAGGTCGAAGCCCTGATGGTGCATGCCGCGTGCGTCGGCTGCGTCGATGGCGTCTCGCTTGGTGGCCGCCTTGAAGCTGGACAAGCCGGCGGCGATGGCGTTGTTCGAGCGCGGCTCGACGCGGACGTTGTACGGCGGGTCCATATTCACCAGATCAATGACCACGCCGTCCAGCAGTCGATCGAGGTCTTCCACGCTGCCGCTGTCGCCGCACATCAAGCGGTGGTTGCCGAGCATCCAGATATCGCCGCGCCGGGTGATCGGTTCATCAGGCGGTTCGGGGATGGCGTCCGGATCGGTCAGCCCCTCGGCCACGTCGCAATTCAGCAGCTTGGCCAATTCCTCGTCATCGAACCCCAGCACGCCCAGGTCATAGTCGGCCTGCTGCAGGTCCTTGAGCTCGATGGGCAGCAGATCGAAGTTCCATTCGGCCAGTTCGCCCGTCTTGTTGTCCGCGATGCGGTAGGCCTTGGCCTGCTCGGGCGTCAGGTCGGTGGCGACGTGGACCGGTACCCTGGCCAGACCGAGCTTTTTCGCCGCCTTCCAGCGGGTATGGCCAGCGA